TAAAGAAAGATGTTATGAGTCCTTCTGGAATTGTTGAGGCGACTCGTTATCAGCCTTATTCTACGGCACACGATATAGAGCCTGTTGCCGAAACTGCCGCTCGTTGTTTAGCGAAGACAATTCCTCCTCGCGACCTTGATATTATTCTAGAGAAGTGGAATAATAGAAGCAAAGTATTAGTCCGTCGTCTTTGCTCTAGTTTTAAGATATCTGACTCAGATTTAAATAAAGCAAATTTGTTACTGAAGAATTTAATGGTTGATATTTCTGATGTAACAAAGGGACAATGTCTCAAAGGAGATGTAGAAATTGCTGGAAAGAAAGGCCCTCGTGAAGTTGAGTCTTATACACCCCCAGAGTTATCTGAGTTACGTGAGTACAAGGGGTACTATTAGAAGAAAACTATTCGTATTCAATATCTCCATATATAACATATTTATTTTCGCCAATAAGTGATTTATTATAGAGCTCGATAGCATATTGAAATGCTCGTTTATCAGCATTATATGTAAAATCATCTATATTACAATCTAAAAGTGATTTTGAGACATTGTCTTTAAACACTAGAGTATAGCCTTCATATTTAGAATAATATATATAATGTATTATTCCAAATGTACACCAGCTTTTTTTATATATTTGCATCTCTATTTAAAAGTAACTTTCTACTTAGGCACCATTAATGAAATGAGAATCATTAACCCGATAATCTCCCACACAGACTTGGCAGGCTTGGCAACACTAATTAAATCTACAGCGACATTATTCCAAAGCAGCTTTCCTACAAAGCCAAGAATAATCATAGCGAGTATGTAAGCGAGTAAGTACGCTATAAAATCAACATATGCGGAGCGACGGTCTTTCGAGTTGGAAGTTCCGGTGAATCCTTCAAGAGCAGCCTTAATACCAGCAGATAATACCATTCTATAGTATATTAGGGTTTTTATAAGAACTATGGAAGATTAGCAAGCTAATCTTTCTCAGTTCCTAAGAACTATGGAAGATTTATGTATCAATCTTTCTCATACCGTAGCGATTCCTTTGTCTTTGCTTCACGATGCTCTGTAATATATTTAATAGCAGCGGCAGCATCCGTCTCAGATTTAAGATGCTGACTAAGAAGTCCAAATAGAATCTTCTCATTGATACCACCCTTTGTCGTAGATCTGCGATATAGAATACGGCCACCAGAACTCTTCAAATCTAGAGCACCAATATTATGTTTCTTCATAATTCGAAGAATCATCTCTTCTTGTACCTTGACACGTTTACGCTTCTCACGAACCTGCTCATTTAGAGCTTTAATCTGCTCATTTGTCTCCTTCCATTCCTTAATAATGTTAGATAACTGTGACAACTCTTGCTGCGCCTTAATAACTTCCTCTGGCGTTAGAGTATTCTCAACTGTAGCACTCGACCGTACTGATTTATTGTCGTTATCAAGAGACATCTGTTTCTGTAGTTCCATTCTTTATAATATATGTGCTACAATTTTAAGCCAAAATTGAAAAAATGTTTGCCTAAAATTATGTATTCACAAAATGGAAGAGTATCTGAGTTTGATGGCAGAGTTCTCATATGTTGGTGCCGGTCTAGGAATTCTTCTTTCAGTCTATGCATATGTATTTATGACATACAATACACGCCCTACTGAAGAGTCGAATCGTGTAATCTCCACACTAACAAGTGTGATTCGTGGTGAAATCAATACTCTTCGCTCGGAGAGACCCAATACAATTCATGAGAATCCTTATGACCTCTTTACCAGTATTTATCCCACTCTAAAGGAAATGGACAATGAGCGTATTGAAGAATTTATTAATCTTATTGAGAAGTATAATTCTAGTTGGATTGATATTGATTAATTTAAGCGGTTCCTTTCATTGCGCGATATCTCTTACCTAACTCTCTGCCGACATCCATAATAGAAGCACCCTTGCCTAAATCCTTTACAACACCCGCACGGTTCTTTTTCACGAACTCCATATAAGGATTCTTGCCTTTCTTGCCTTTCATGGTCTTGCTTCTCTTCATATTCTTCTTGCTAGCCTTTCTAGACTTTCCACCGGAGACACCGTTTTTACGCGCATTCATACTAGCGTTCATACCAGAGTTGCTGGAAGATGGGGCGTTCATTCTACTAATAAAATTGAAAATATTTTTCCTAACTATAAAGTATCAAAATGTCTTCTCAAGAAGATGAATATCCAGAAGGATTTCTCGAAGTATGCGAAGAGATATCAGAGGCATATGATAAGTTCCTAGAAACTATTGTCGAAGAAGATGAGATTAAATGGTGCGGCTTTCCATGCGACGGCGAATGCCAGATATGTAAAGGCGTTGGCACATTTGATTCAGCTGATGAATACTAAAAACTAAAAAAATTGTTAAAACAAAAACTAATATTTTTGTTATCAAAATATGGATAGAAAGAAAATCGGTCTTGATTTCTTTCGCATTGTATGGCTTCGCATTGCTGAGAAAGTCATTGATTCTGCAATCAGACTTTATAATCTCGATGAGAAACAAGCAGAGGCTCTTAGAAAAGCATATCTAAAACCAAATCATTATTATGCTATCATTAAGTAAAAAAGAGTTTAACTCTATCGCGGATTGTAGCTCTACATATACCACAATTCATACTCTGTCTTCTTATACATGTATTACAGAATGTATGACCGCAAGGAACAAAAGCATACAGTATAGTTTCATTAAAGCATATTGAGCATAATGGCTCTTTTTCACTTACATCAACTGCTCTTATTGTTTTTAATACTTCACGTAGATGAATGAATTTTTTATACTCAGACATTAAATCATTATAATCTTGCTCTATTAAATTATCATCATAAATCTTATTGAAATATTTATGACTTATTTCCATAAGTTCATTGTAATATTGATTTTCGTTTAAAACAACTATATTCTTTACTTTTGCTTGTACTAAATCTAATGAATCTAATTTTCTTTTTAATAAATCTTGCTTGTCAAGAATTTTTTCTCCCACTAATTTATATTCATCAAGAAGATATTGTGTTTGTAGTATATACTTATCGAGTGGTAACATTTCTTTAGAAATACATAACGCATTATATTCATCTAGAACATTGTTATTAGAAACATCAAAACATATATCACGTATACTTTGTTGATTAAAATTTAAGTTCTTCTTTCCAAATGTAGAAATAAAGTGTTCTGTTTTACCAAGTACTGGATGTGCTTTTAGTTTCGAAGATAAAAAATCTAGAACACTTTTATTCTTAACCATTAAAAATTCTCTAAATCTTCTTTTCCAAGCATTTGTTATACTTTCTGTTATATTTCCTTGTTTATCCTTAATTTCACTATAGTGCTTTATTACAGCATTATTCACAGCAGTAGAATAGTTTGATTCTGTTGCTATAGAATAATCATATAAAGAAACTTCATTTGCGTCGGGAAAATCAGCAGAAGCAAATGAAGAAGAACCTACTATCCCTGATAATTCTGGACTACTTGTATTCATCTAGATTTGTATATTGTTCTAATATAGAAATATTTACGATTGTAACTTAGATATTATCGATATCTACAATGGTAATTTAGATATTATCGATATCTACAATGGTAATTTAGATATTATCGATATCTACATCATCATCATCTGAATGTTTTTCATCATCGAAAATATCATCATTCTCAGTATTAAAAATGTTTTTATCGACTTTCAGCTCCTTAATACGTTTGAGTTGATTCAAATCTGCAGTTTCAAGAGTTGAAAATAATTTAGGATTAATACTATCATCTTTCTTTAATTTAGAATAATGTTCTCTGTCGTATTTATATAAAATATCACCTTTTTCATATTTGTCTTTTATATCTCTCAAAAAATCACGAGTTGAAGTAAGTACAATATCTCCAACACCAATCCACATATCTTTGCGAATAGAGCCACGAATGTGACATAATCTCACAATATTATCATTACAGTATACAAGTGTATTGCGATTGCCAAGAACCTGTAATACACGACCATACATTTGGTCTTCTGCTGCTTCTACAAAGATTGGCGCTTCTGAGCCATGCTTTGATTTCTTATAGTTCTTACCCCCTGTAAAGTTTGGCATTTCCTAAAGTACATGGTGAAAATTATTTAGACCCTCTATAAATCAGATAACATTTCTTTATATTTCGGTACAGTTGTTAGAATAGGAATAGAATCATATTCATCTCTTAATTGATTAAATCTTGCAGTTACAAGTGTTTCATTTTCATCTTCGTTATTAATCTGAGCAAACATAGCTCCACCAGATTGAGAATTAAATGAAGCTTTCATGATAACAGCAGATTTCTTTGGAATACTAAATGTATATGTATTTTCTGATGTCTTTACATTATTTTTCCCACTAAGTCTTGTACTTGATTCTTTCGTTTTCATTTGAAATGGCGCTCCACTATTGTATGTTATTTCTCCATAGGATATTCCAAATTCACTATCTTCTAATTGATTTGTATTAAAGAGATATATCTTCCCCTTGTATTGCGTATCTAAATCAATACTTAATTGAATATCTTGAGAACCTTTATTAATAACAATTACTGTTTGACCATTCTCATTATTTTTATTAATATATGCCGACACACCTACAATCTTGGGGCTTACAATACCCTTATAAAGTTGAGATCCGTTTGTTACTTGATTGAATATGTTATACGCATATATATTATTAGCATCCGTTGATTCAATTACAACACTTCTTGCACCGCCCATACTTACTTGAAATAAAAAATCAAGAAGCCACAGTTGAGAACCAAATGTGTTAGAAACTTTTGGTGTTTTACTACAAATACTATTTGTTTGAATAACTAATTCCATATTCTGCTTTGCTAATTTTTCAGTATTTGCTTGTAATACTTCTAGATTTATATAGTATGGATATAAATGCATTAAATCATTTGTATCATTACTACATAACCCATATACTTTTGTGTAAATACCTTTTATAAGACCTTTATAGTTTGATACATTTTTAAGTATATCATCTAAATACTTTTCATTCTGTATATACACATTGTTAATTTTAGTAGATAGTTGTTTTAATATATATAATAGTGCCGATTCATAGGTATCATACGAAGTGTTAATAGGCTCGTCTATTAAAATAATTCTATCACGTTTTATACTTTTCAAAATAGTATCTAACGGTTTAGTTAACGATATAAATGAATCGTTGTAAATGTAAACTGGGTTTATAGAATCATGTATTTTTGTATCTGATTCCAGAAAAAATGTATTTACAGGTTGAAATACATTTGTTGTTATATCTACGGTAGCAGATACGTTTGGTATTATAGGAATATTTGCTGAATATCCAGATATATTACTCATCTAATTGTATTATATCATTTTTTTCAAGTGTATGTGGCACGAGTGTTAGATTTCTCTTCTTTGCCATTTTTTGAAGTTGCAATTTATATTTTCCTTTATCACGCTCTTCTTTCTTTGGTAACTCTCCATATGCTTTCAATAAAGAACGGATTGCCTTTGGATCATCTACATAATCGAGAGCTGCTTTATTTGGGATTAATGGTTCCCTCGTAGTTGTAAGAGGTGTATTTGTGTTAATTCCATATTGCTCTAAAAGCGACGTTGGAATTAACTGCTCTAGAAACTGTGGTTCCCGGTAAGTCATGTCATTGGGACATCTTTTAACACTATGCCCATAAGAAGCACACATACAACAATAACTGCCTTTTTTTAAAGGGCAACTTTTAGACTCATGCTTCTTAACACATTTACCTAAAACATCTTTACAAGAATCACACATCGTAATAGATATGAGCGCAAAGGATATCCAATTTTTTTTTACAATGAGAGAACAAATTAAGTTATATCACTGGCAAACAAAAGTGTATTCCAGACACAAGGCGACAGATAACGTTATTGAATCGTTAGATAAGTCTATAGACAAGTATGTAGAAGTCTATATGGGAAAGTATGGGCGAATGAAAATGACTAGCTCAAATGCTTCTATAACTGTAAAAAATTTATCGGAGGCTTCGGTTGTCAATTTTATTAAAAAATGTATATTATATCTTAATACAGAGCTTGTAAAAAAGTTAAAAGACAATGACACTGATTTAGTAAATGTTAGAGATGAAATGTTAGGAGAGTTAAATCAGTTACTATATTTATTCACTCTTCATTAAAAGGCCACTTGTAAACCAACACGGAGTCCAATCTGTGCTGCATAACCGGCATTCATTTCAATCGCATATTTAATTGGTATATCAGAGCTGTAGGACCTACAGTTCTTATTACCACTACACGGCGTAACATTTGATTCAATCTTCACAATTTGTTTTGCTTCATTTATCCAAACAATATCAAGAGGAAAATTCATACTTGGCATCCACATGCTTTGAACACCTATACTTGGAAAAATAAATAACATACCAGCTCTAGGTGCCAATAAAGCTCTGTTACTCAATCCGTTTTTTAACTCTTCTGGAGTTCTAGCAATATCAACAAAGATAGGTGGTATATTTGTTCCTGGAAAATGAATAGGGGAAGCCATAATATCTATATACTCAATAAGAAAATGAGCAATTGTTATGGGCCGCAATTTACATTAAATGGAATCTTATCTATCAATCAATCGCAACTACAAATTTATAAACAAGCATGGGCCGATTACAATAGAATTCAAGCATTTAATAGTAATGTAAGTACAATACATGGGAATGGTACTGATATAAAAGCACCTTATTATGTATATGTAAGTTATACTGAAAAAAATTCATTTCAAAACGGCCAGTATCTTCACCAACAACAATACCCTAATTCGAACTGGAGCGCTGTTCAAGAAAACTAAAAAAAGTATTGTTTATTAGGATGCAAAACAATACTGGCACTTGTCAAACAGTTGTAAGCACAATTTTCACTTTTGAATCTCCGGAATATCAAAAAGGTTGTAATTCTATATATGTTGGTGTATCTACAGTGAATGGCGCTAATAATAACAATGCCAGTGGCAATACAAATTATATTAAATTTAAGACTGATTTGGAACGGATGCAATATTTGTTGGGGCAGTATGGGTATGCTCCAAAGTGCCAGAGACGCTAACTTTATGTTTTGCCATATTGATAATTAAATCAGCAATATAGCCAACCGCTGCACTTGGCATAACGACAGGTCTTGGAACGCTATTTGCAGTTTCAAGAATTGTATCAGCAGATTGCTTAGAATTCATTTACTTTTATTTTCCTTACGCTCGCGCTTAATCAAATTTGTCCGATAATTGTCAAGTCTTTCCTTATAAAGTGCTTGCCAGTTTTCTTTCAGAATAGCAACTTCTTTGTCTAGAGTTCCAAGATGAATCGGATTCTTCTTGTCTGGCTCGAAAGAATATAGATTATTCGACTTATCTTTCCAGTATGGAATACCCTGAGCTATTTCCTTCTGCATTTTGAATACTATTCAAAATACATAAGTAAAATCAATTTTATTGTAAAATGTCGAGTGAAAAGTCACTATAAATCATAATATACTGACGCTCTCGAGTGGCAAAAATACCCAGCTCTTGTAATTTAATAAAGAAAAATGCCATTTTATGTTTTGTCATTTTCACATCCATCGTTTTTTTTAGTTTCGTAATTGTAGATTTTTCTTGTTTAATATAAGACTTTAAATCTTCAAATAATATATCATCGAGTGTATGTACAAAATCTTTATGGAATGAAATTGTTTTCTCTTCTTTATTAAATTTAAAAGAATCAAAAAATTTATAAGCAGCAGTTCCCATGGGTCCTAATTCATTATAGAACTCGTCAAACTCTTCATATAAACTCATCTATAGAATATTATTGTAAATCTTTAGATATTATTGTCGCTACGAACTGCTACTGGGTCGAATATTTGTTTTGTTGAAGATTCCATTTGTTTCTTTGAATAAGGATTCTTAGAAATATATTCACTACTTTCCTTTATGAATATAATGTTTTTCATAGAAATAGGTCTTTGAGGTTTTTTACTATTAGTATAATACATGTATAATCCTAGCATAATTACAATACTGGCAATTACACCAAGAGCAATACCTGTTATAACAAGTGCGTTATTTTGTGGTGCTACATTTGCCGGCATAATAGGTATTGAATTATAATTTATTGTTGGTGTAGCCGTTTTTGTTAAATCTTGAAACGCCAATGGTGTTTGTGTTAAAGAACCGCCAAATGATTGAGATGGATTTGAAGTATAAGAAGGAGAGCTCGTTTCTGTGTAAGTTGGTGTATCTGTTTCTATAGGTGTATGGCTAGGTGTATCCGTAGAGCTTGCAGTTCTTGTTGGAGAAGGAGGCATTGATTTTGAGTTGCTTGGTGTGTATGTCTCCATAGATGTTATAGTCTGTGTGGGACTTTGTGTGGAACTTCTTGACAAAGAATCAGAAAATGTTTGAGACGGTGTCATTGTGTTTGATACCGAAGATGTTGAAGATAATGTCGATGGCATACTTGGTACCATACTTGGTGATACTGTGTTTGTGCTAGAAGGCTCAACTCCTCTAGATATAGTTGCACTTGATGTATATGTTATAGAGTTTGACATGGTAGAACTTCTTGATCCACGAGGTGTTTGTGAAGCAGATAATAATAACCCTGGTGATACTGTTGTTACTACTGTGGGTCCTGACATACTTGGTACACTTGGAGGGAGTGCACTTCCATAATACCAGCTAATACCAGATGAAGCAGTTGTAGAAGAAGCATAGTTGCCAACAACCGCCCAGACATATCGTGTTGAAACATTTAATCTTACTTGACTCGCCATACTATCGCTCGGGCATAGTATACTACCAATATCATCATTTGCCATTAAGCAACGAAATGATGCAGAAGAACTAGGGCAACCAGTGCCAACATATAACACAGTATCGCCAATCGCAGTTAAACAAGTATCAACCGTTAATTGAGAACCAAGAACTGTAGTAGCACCTAAATCAATCATGAACGCAAGTTTTGCGCCAGAAGAAGTTCCGAACCCAGATTGGCATGTAGGCGAAGCTCCTCCAAGAACGGATGTGCTGCCAGATGTAGAAATAATATAAGAAGGAGTGACACCTGATACGCCAGATAAAGGTATATAAGGGATGCTACAAGATGATGTAGTTGTTATTAATGGAGTAGGAGTTGGCGAAACACTAGGATTTGTATTCATTTCATTTAAACGTAGCGAAACAACATAATTCACACTTGTGCGACTTGTTACAACAATACTTTTAAATGTAACACTTCTAGAACCTGTTGGTGGAGATAGCCATGAAAAACTATTTGTTAATTTATTCATATTATTTACATGTGTTATACCATTTGTACAACTTGACATACGTCGGGAAGTGGTATCTACAAGTGTAAGATTACCGGCACCTGATGAAGCAGCAGAAACTACAGCAAAATTTCCGTTTATATTTCCACGACCAACATTAAAAACAAATCCTTTATAAGCACTTGAGCCATTTGTAGAAGTCAGTATAACATTATAATTTGTATTTGGCATATAAGAATTAATAGGCATATTATTACTATCAAACGCAAGAATAACAAATGGTAGGTTTAGCATTGACCCGCCAGCAGAAACACATGTACTTGGGTTACAGCCTTGAGCCCAAGTCCCATGTTGAGGAGCAGATTCACAAGTATCGACACCAATACTATGGGCGTATACAGCAGTTATAAGTGATAGCGCGGATGTTAGAAAGCGAAGAAGCATTCTCTATATGTTAGTAATAATTTGTTTTTATACCTAATACTCTAGACTATATACTTCGCCATTTGAAAACTTCCGATCAAATACTGCTTCGAGCCAGTCGTTATGGGTGACAATAACAATATTCTCTAAACCTTTTGCGTCAGCTTTGATATCTTCAAGCGTTTTTAACGCTCGCACTTTCATGTGCTCTTTTGTTTCATGAATCTTTGTTGGATAATAGTTCTGTTCCATATTTACAAGATTATAACGACCCATTGACCGTATGAACGTATCATAATGCTCCCTATAATTACAAGGATAAGGACCTTGTGTTTCCATTAGTCCATCATATAGATATAATATTGGCTTAGGTCCAAAGATAATTCGTGATGTTTGAATACAACGACGAAGAGGAGAGCTGTAATGCTTTTGAATAACTGAGTTCATAGTAATTTCTTTTATTTGTTCAATACCCTTTTCCGTCAATGCTGCATATCTATAATCTTCTGATAGATATGCTTGAGAACCATGTTTCTCAAATCCTTCATTATGCTCTGCGTGTCCATGACGGATAAAATGAATCTTCATTATAATACCTTAAAAATTGATTTTTAAATATCAATTTTTTTTAGCATCATGCAACAAATAATAGATGAACACGTCAGTAATTCAACATCTGTAATTCTTGAATTACATAATGATGATTCTACAATATATGAACAACTTGTGATTCCAGCATTCATTCAAGCATATATATCAGATTTATGTATTAACAAACTCATTCTACCAGATACTCTGCGTATTCTTGACCTAGCGCCAGTTCAGAATTTTGATATGGATTTTAATATTCCAAAAAACTTAAAAGATATTATATTGCGAGATGTAAATATTATTCATAAATCTGTTATGGATTTATTTCCTAATAATATTCGCTATCGCTATGTAGGTTGTAGCATAAATGGAATTTCACTCAATGACACAGTAAATGAATTATACTTTAAATATTTCCAAAAAAAACCTAGATACACAAGCAAGAATTCTTTACAACAACCAATTAGTCAAAATATTATTTACTACAGATTTCATAATGCCATTATTAATGAAATAAAAGACTATGAAACACTTATTCTAGAAGCAAGAAAAAAGAACAATATTTATAAAGAAGAGTTAATGAATGAGGTATATCATCCTGATAGGATTGAGAAAGGTATTAAAATATATGGAATGAATTATATATGTAGTCTTTAATATTTAATCAAATCTAAATACTTTTTAAATCCAAATTCTTCACGTCCTTGAGCATGAACAATCGATGGTTGCGTATTTGTTCCTTTGTACGTAAATACATTATCTTCATACACATAGTTTTTATTCAATGTTAAACAAGTATTTAGAATTAATTTTGCATTAAAATCAACTGCTATTTTATCTTTGTTTTCTAAATATATTTTTCTCCAAAGAATCTGGTCATCCACAGAATCTGCAATTTCTTTTTCAGTATACTTTTCTAAAAGTGTTACAATAGTTCCCGCTTTACCAATCATAACACCAGCATTTAGACAAGGAAATGCTTTACTTAAATCATATTTATATATGTTGATTAAATCATACATAATAGCAAAAATAGTTTCTCCACCAAAGACAATATCTTTTTTAAAAGATTTATATTCTTTATAAATCTTTTTACAATCTCCTATAATTACTACATCCCACGCATCCGTAAATAGAACAATATCATTGTGTTTTAACTTTTTAGATGCTTCTAATAAATAACGAAGTTTCATACCAAAATGTCCTTTTCCAATGAAAGGATCGTGATATTTCTTATTTTCTTTCAGTCCATAAATCTTAGGTTTGAAACCATGTGCTTCTGCTGATTTTTTCCATCGTTCTAAATTTGGATGTTCTTTTGTCGATACAGTCATTAAAAAAATTTTACATTTATTTTTTCTTGTCGTAGACATCCCTATTTATATTGTATCTTTTAGAAATCTGCAGTCATGCTAAAAGACATTTCTTTCTGGTCTTTACCAATTCCCGCCATTGCGTACGTCGACGTACGCTTCTCAAAGAAGTTATCCTTGTTTTCTAGACTAATACGCTCCATAAAATCAAAAGGATTCTGCGCATTATACGCCTTAGGGTAACCCAGCTGTAACAGAAGTCTGTCTGCTACAAACTCAATGTACTGGCTCATGAGTTTAGCGTTCATACCAATCATCTCGCAAGGAATACTCTTTGTAATAAAGAACTTCTCAATCTTTACCGCTTCACGAATAATCTTATACGCTTTCTGCTTTGTTAGACGATTCGCAATTCTGCCATACAGAGCGCATGCGAAATCGGTATGAAGACCTTCATCACGAGCAATAAACTCGTTACTGAGTGTCAGCCCTGGCATTAGACCACGCTGCTTTAGCCAAAAGATTGCGCAGAATGCGCCACTGAAGAAGATTCCTTCCACCGCAGCAAACCCAATCAGACGAGTGCCAAAATCTGCTTCAGGGCTATCAATCCAATTCATTGCCCACTCAGCCTTCTTTTGTACGCACGGGATTGTCTGAATCGCGTGAAGAATATCGTGCTTCTCTTGCTTGTCTGTGATATAGGTATCAATGAGAAGTGAGTAGCTCTCTGAATGAATCGCCTCCATAAGATTCTGGCACGCATAAAAGAACTTTGCTTCAGGCCACTGAACTTCACGAGTAAATCGTGTTGCTAGATTCTCCATAACAATACCATCAGAGCCAGCGAAGAATCCTAGAATGTTCTTAATAAAGTGACGCTCATTGTCATTGAGTTTCTCCCAATCCTTCATATCCTTGGACAAATCAATTTCTTCCGGGGTCCAGAAAACTGCGATATGATTTTTATACTTTTTCCAAAGGTCATCGTGTTTAATGGGAAAGATTACAAATCTATCCTCGTTGTCAGTCAGTAAAGGCTCTGGCTGCATCGGGGCTTGTTTTTCTTCTTCCTCTAGTGCTAAGACATCAATAGACTGCTTGCGAGGATTCCTTGACGTTAGTAGAGGTGACTTCTTGGATTCCATAGCGTCCATCCAATGTATAGAGTTTAGAATTTAGTTTATAAAATTAATATTTTACAAATTATATTTCAAATTTTAGTTATTTATGCAACTTGATTACTCTTCTTGTCTAGTAGAGTGCGGGAGCAGAGTAAATAAGCAAAAAGATAGATGTAGTATACAATACCGAGTTGTATTACAGAAAGTAATAGACTCATAATAACAGGAACCTTGTATTTAGAAGGTATGCTAAACATAATGTATCCGTGGGCGACAACAGATAATACACCTACAACAAGAATCGCTACAGATAAATAAAAATAGTAGTTACAAATTAAAGCATCGGGAAAGCGCTGTGTCCATTTAGGCTCATTCACAGTAGAGTGCATCTATATTATTATTCGAAATACTTCGGAAGATGTTCAAAGAATGTTAGAATTGGTATTGGAGTATCTGGCTCAAACCCAAAGAGAATAGAATCAGTATTGTTAAACATAATTGTCTTCGCATTAAAATCTAACGCGCCTCGTACAGATGCTTCTTGAAATACTAAATCAAAGAATGCCGGAACAGTAATTGTTAAAATGTTTCGTTCATGAAACCATTTTTTTGTTTGTTCAGATGGTTTCATTGGAACATCATTTAACACTAATAGTTTTTCTTTCGCCTTCTTAAAAGCACTCGTAGAATGTTTAAGAACATTGTTTGTCTGCTCAATAATTAATTTCATTGATGCTTTAATATCATCCATGGTCTCCATTTTTACTAAACGAGAATGATAATTTTAAAACAATTTTATTGTTTTTTAGTAAGATAATCCATCAATAAACTAATGGGCTCATGATATTCAATCACACCATAATAACTATATGGCTCTCGTTCATTCATAATATAATTCCAATGCGGTGGAAGAATTAATATTGTATTTGGTTTTAAAATAACATCAATATATTGTATATTCTTATTTACTTCTTCAATGGATGTAACTTTAGTTTTCGGTAATTCTTTTGTAAATTCATTATTAATTAATGAGCAAACGTAGTTGCCAAGAACCGGCATTATAATTGTATAAATCGCAGTTGTAGAATCTAATGCTCTAGAACCAAAACACATTTTTGATTTAATGGATGATATATATTGAGACGTAAAATTTGTATAAAAATAAGAATGCCAATAATGTTCATTAAATACTTGAAATCCTGTTTCATTTGCGATATAAGTATCGAATTCTGCTGAAATTGGTAGATTTATTTCTTTTTGTGTTAAATAATTACCAAGAATTGTAGAGAATCTTGGAGTTGCTAACAAAGTATTTGGCTGAATACATTGCGGCACCGGCGCATCTTTCACCACGACTGGTATCTTGTCGTAAAGTAAATCTTGAAGTTTTCCCATATTCATAAATGTAATCTGTGTAATTGTATATTCATTTGTAGTTTGTTTATAGAAAAAAGCATATATTAAAAATAAAAATGATAGTATTAATAATACTTCTATCATTTTTTCACCTTTTTATTCTTGCGAACTGTTTTATTCTGTTTTCCACGCACTTTCTGGTTTTTAATATTTGTTAACGTTTTACGAAATAAATTTGGCATAAATGTATGTGTTTGAATATTTTTCATTTCATCTTTTGTAAGACGACGAGTATCGGAATGTATGCCTTTCTGATCTTCAACACTTACTTTTATAGTGCCTTCACCATTTTCTACATGTACATTTGTTGTTTTTATCTTTTTACCAGAATCTGTAACAATGCCGTGACTAGTAGATGAAGAATAGTGAAACATCTACTTAGCATTGTGTTTTCTTGTTTTGGAGAAGACTATACTTTGTCTGAGCGATCCATACTTTTTTTTTGTTTTAGAATGTCTCTTTTTTAGCAATGCTTGCGTTAGACTTTTTGATTTCATCTTTTCTGCATTTTCAATAGGCTCATATATTAATTCGCCAGTTACTTCTATAGAAGCGCTCGGCGTTTGTAGCCTTGTTCGTAGAGTTTCATATTTTTCAATGTTTAATTCATCTTCAAATGTTTTCGGAAAGAAATAATACTCTTGATTATCGCTTAAGATAATCTCAAAGTATTTAAATATATTATAATCTAAAAAATCTGTAATTGTATCCTCAATAGTATTATTTCCTTCAATTACAGTTTTAAGAGTATTTATGAAAGATTTAAAAAATTCTAGGCATAAATCTTGCATATCAAATTCTTGGTAGTGCTCTGCTTGAAATGCTTCATCGATATATTGTTTAAATTCTTCATCAGTATATTGCTTACATAGTTCGT